GCCGAGCACAGACGCCCCATTCCATTCGGTGTTGACCGCAGCTTTAACTGACGGGGGTCCTCCGGACTGGAACATAGGCATGATGAGCTGCGGCCGCTTGAGCAACATCCTATCCTCGTCGGGTGCCACGAAGGCAGTCTGGAGGTCGGCCAGTACGTCAGCCCCAGGGGTGCCAGTAGTAAGCTCATCGTCGGTATCCGCGCTGAACGCCCTGCCCACCTTGCCATCCGCTGTGCCTATAAACATATCGCCATTAAAATATTCAGCGCATACGGCTGGCATGCCTTTGAACACGGACCAGGACCGCGGTATGGTGGAGTAACAATATTGCCTATTGTCTAAAGCTATATTATGCGGCGTGACTAGTATGACGGACTCCTCACTCGGCACATGCAATATAGCCCAGCCATTGAAGCCGCGGGTATCCTTAATGTCAGCCCCGATAACCTCGTTGTAGCGCCTGGCTATCTTGTCCGCCTCCTGGCCCTCTGGGTCCACTAGGCCACGCGCAGTGACAAGCTGGGACATATACTCTACGCCGTTCTCTGTGAGTATGCTGAGGTCGCCGCCATACTTGCCTACAAACCTGCGGCCGGCCGGTGTAGGGCCAAGATACCACCTGCCCACTATGGCGAAAGTAGAGATTGACGTCGGGTCAGTGCCTGCATAGATCAGCACGTCACCCATGGACGACACGATTACGAGCTTGTCATCCACCCCGTCGCCGGAGTCCAGGGTCCATGAGGCCATAGCGCGGAGCTCGCCGCCATGCGCTAGCAAAGGACCAAAGTCAAATACTGCAGCCGCTCCAGTTATGGCGCCTACAGGGAGGTACCATGCCCTCGTCGAATTCTCCTCGATGAACCATAGGCGGTTCTTCCAGACCATGATGAAGTCGAAGTTGGCCGCCCCTACGCCAGTTACCGCCGCGGTCCTGTCCACCCAACCGCCGCCATGGTCATAGGTGTAGTATTTGCCCGTCGCGCCCGCTGATACTATGCACAAGTAGTTGGTATTAGCAGTAGCGAAGTTGACGTAACTGAACCAGCCAGGCTCATTCTGGCCAGCAATGGTGAGCACCGCAGTGGGGGTGAAGCCCTCTGCCGTCTGCGAGGTTACGTCATAGATGCTGCCGTCCGCTGCGGCAGCGAACAGCTTAGCAAGCTGTGTGCTCGTAGGGCCGCGGGGCGGTTGGTAACCCATCAGGGTATTAACGGAGTCTGGTGACCCCGCGCCGCCGATGTTAGTAGTCCACCTACGGTAGCCAGGGCGAGTCTCGAGGCCCGTTCTGCGTCCTATCCAGTTCTGCATGAACAGGGCGGACTTGGGGTCTTGCTCGGCGAGCGGCTGCGACGAGTCTAGTCCGTTGATCGGCGCAGGTATAATGTCGAACTTGTGGTTGCGAGTCTGCGATGACAGCCGCTGGGCGACATATGTGGGCCTAACTGCCTGGAGTGGCATGTCAGTTCCCGTAGCCTGTCTGCGGTAGGCTGGTGATCGGGTTGATGAGCGGCGCGCCTATGCCGCGGCTAAGGCTCAGTATCGGAGCGCCCTTGTCGTCGCCTGCGCGCGAGTTGAAGATCGACAGGAAGTCGCGAACCGCTGCACTGGCATCGAACCCCTTCCACTCAAGGTAGCGGGCACGGCCCAGCAGCATTATGACGAAGCTGTCGAGTTTGAATATATCGCCATTCTTATTGGCGAAGTTCTTGAGCGTGGCGGGATCATCCTGGTCTATGACTTGTGCGCTCGAAAGGTACATATACTCGAGGTTGACCGATACTGGGAATGGCGGGTTGAGCACACGTAGTAAGCCCTCACGCAGCTGCCAGAACAAGGTCATCTGGGGTGAGTAGTTCTGCACTTGGTATGCCATCCAGGACTGGTTGTCCACGGGTCCACCTGCTGGCCAGAGCGAACCGGAACTCCACTGACTCTGGTCGACGAAGCGGTAGAAGTCGGCGGGCAAGGCAAAGCCCTTCTCCTTCTGCCCGGGGGAGTCAGCCACGATGGCTAGAGTGGTCTTGATTGTCAGCTCCTCCCACTCGTGCATGGTCAGGAGCTCCTTCATGGCGAAGTTAACGGCCGAGCCCATCTGGAGCACCGCCTGGTCCGTAGACCCGGCGGCGTCAGTTGGAATGGGATGCCCCACGAGCCGGCATATCTCCTGTATGGCCGTCCCGTAAGTAAACGTCTGTATGGTCAGGGGCATCCAGCCTCCTTATGCTTTGGCCTTCGCGCGTGCCGGTGGCGGGGTTACCCGTCCATCACGCAGCTCTTGCAACAGTTTACCTTGCTCTTCGATGGAGTTTTTGAGCGAGGCAATTTCGTTGTCGCGTTTGTCAAGCTCAGCCTGCACCTTGCGGAGCGGGGCTTCGTCCTTCGCGATCTGCATGAAGCCCTGGGCCTTCTGCTTGAGGGTAGTTGCGCCCATGATCTTCTGGCACACGTCGTCCCGCAGCTCAGCCATCTGGTCGATGGTGCGGATGCCAAAGTAGCGGAACTCCTCGACTTGTGACAAGCTGAGGATACCCCAAGCTTCGAGCGGAGTGCCTTGCAGTAGTTCCTCCTGCTGCGTCTTTTGCCAGTGCTCGTACTGCTTGGCAAAACGCATCCTGTCCATAGGGCCTACGGGCCTGACGATCGCGCTGGACCTATCGCCCGGCACCACGATCTGCACGTAGTCCTCGTCCTTGAAGATGGGGCGACCTTGTTTCGCCGTTTCCTCAGAGTCTTGCCGCGCCTTGCGGAAGAACCTCACTGCCAGCCGCTCATCGCCGGCCCTATCCTTGCTGAAGTCAGTGTGATCGTATTCCAATTCTCCGATAGCCATATCGTGCCCTCCTTGGGCCTTAGTCCTACTCGGTTGCCCCCTGAATCCCCAGGGAACTTAGGGTCAATACCCCTTAAGCAAGTTCGCCATCTTGCGTTGCCGCGGCAACTCACCTTCATGCGACATCTTGCGCGCAGCCGACCTTGTTGGGCTGCATGAACACTTGGCCTTGTCCGCGCACCCGCAGCCGGGTTTGTTCCATCCGTGCGCCACAGCCCTGAACAGACCCATCTGCGCCTCGTTATAAGGCATGTATCACCTCGCTGCTATGAGCGCAGCCAAGACAATCCTGGATTGTGCGAGCTGCTGCTCGGCTTGCTGCACGCCTTGCTGCGCCGCCAGCACGTCTGTCTTTTGCACCTCAAGTTCCTGCCGCTCAAAGGCTACACCTTGTCTCGCCACTACAAGAGCATCAGACGCAGCCTTTACCGCGTCGCACCCCGCTATTAGTTCTGCGTCAGTCGTAGCCATTAGACTAGTGCCACCCTACCCGCTGCCGTGCGCCCTACACCCTGGTCGAACGATACTACAGCCGCTATCTCAGCAGCTAACTCATCAGTCGCCGTAAGCGGTATGCCCGCAGCGTAATGATCTATCGCGCCTACCAAATCCGTATATACGGCACCGGCAGCATCCACGCTCACCGAGCCATTGAAGTATCTTGTGCCCGCGCCATTGACAGTTACGAGTTGGCCCGTAGCATTGAAGCCCATCGCGTTTTTGAAGACAGTAACAGGCCCAACCCCGATGGGAATTCTCCCATCGGAGTTGGCCAAACCTGTCAGTGCCGACATCAAATCACCGTTAGGTGATCTGACCTTGATGGAACGGACGGCTGATCTCCACGTAGGCGAGACCAGATGCCGGTGTGCCGGTCGTGGTTGACACCTTGGCGTTGAGGATTTGCTCCCCAGCCACCGCTGCGTCATCCACACTTCCCGGCGTTGCCGCCAGCATAAACACGTCCGCACCCGCCGCCATCGCGTTGGGAGCTTTCACCGCGGCACGGCCTTGAATCTGCGCCCAGCCGAACGAAGCGGAGGGGACAGCGGCTAGAGCCACAGCGACTGGCCCAACACCCGCAGTGGCGGGAGCGAGTGGCGCTGTTGCGAGGTGCGTATCGTAGTCCACCAGAGAGCCTACGAGCCACGTGCCCGAAGACTTCAGGTAGATTGCTTCGCCGCCGTGAGGTGTCGCCTCGTCATTGTCCATGATTTTGGCGATAGTGCCCAGAGGCAGCTTTTGGGTTGTCGAGATGTCCGAGAGTGGCGGATACCCGATCTGGTTTGCTGCAACTTTGTAAGCCATGCTCAAACTCCTTTCCCGAAAGTGGGATGTTAGTTACTGGTCAAGCGGCCTTCGAACCCTTGGCCGCAGCAGGTCATGGCGCCCGCGAAGGCAAGGATGGTCACCTCTGCGTCCTGGTTGATCGCATAGCGCTTGTTGGGCGATAGCGGTACCATGTCACGCTGCGAGTGCGGCCTCCACTTCAGGTACTTGGTGTTGAGGAAGTACATGGTCTTGGTCACCGCGCCAGGGCCGTAGGCTGAGGACGGGAAGTACAAGCCCCCATCCAGCACGACGTCGGCGTCCATGAACTGGATTGTCGGGAAGCCCAGTTTGGCCTTGCTCGGGTCGGTAAACCGTTGTTGCAGTTGTAGCGCGGACAGGTACAGGTTCCACATGAACGTGTCCGAGATGATGAGATCGGGCCTGTCGCGACCCCTCACCAAATTGCCCCAGACTTCGTTCATTTCCGGGATGAGCGTACCGGATGTCAGCGCGGTGGTCGGATGCGAACCCCAGGGACGCCAGAAGCTCCATACCGACCTGTCGATGCCGCCATAGGTGCCGGTGGCGATGCGAGCCTTTGTGCCCGAGGCGTTGGCCGGCGTGGCGGCTTCTAGCCCGACGATGGTCTTACCACCGGAGCCTGTGCCGTCGCTGTAGAATGCCTGGGAGATTAGGTTCGCCATGGTGGATTCTGCCACCGTGATACGGCTCTCCATGAGGTCGATCATCTGCTCCGACCCGGAGTTCTGGAGTTGCTCGAGGCCGGAGATGACCACGGGCACAGCCGCTTGCTTCAGGGTGAACTGCGCGGCAGAGATAACATCCTGCGCCGCCACTGGGAGGAGGTCGTAGCCGCTATACCAGCCGGCGTTTGCGTTCTCCGCGAAGCTCAGCTCTTCCAGGATGGAAGAACCGCCAGAGACCGTCTTGACGTTGCCTTTCTCCTTGATATAAGCAAGGCCAGCGTTGTTGTTGAGAACGTTGTCGCTGATCTTCTTGCTGCGACTCTCGATCGTAGTCGCCACGATGTCAGTTACTGTTGGGAAAGCCATAGGGCCTCCATGTAAAGGTCAAAGTTTAACTACCCTTGTCCTGTTCCACGATGGGCCTGTGGCTTCGTGCGCGCCAGGATTGGCGCCGCTACCCTGGGGCTCCCTAGACAGGGTGGGCCCCAATACTTCCGTATTTGAACGCATAATACGCTGAAATTCGGTCCGTGTAAACTGTCAGCCTTGCAGTTGCTGTATGCTGGCCTCGATAGAATCGCGCACGCTGC